TATTATATAATTCATGTAATATATTATATATGGGAAATTTTTTAAATAAAGCATTTTTAAACCAACCAAACACATCATTATTATCACACAAGTTAGAATTTGTTGAAAGCTTCTGTCAACAAGTTATTGATAATAATATTGACGGTATTGTAGCCGAGGCTGGTGTTTATAAAGGAGGTAGCGCAAGATTAATAGCAACAGCATTTGCAAACAAACCTGTTCATTTATTTGATAGTTTCGAAGGAATGTTAGAAGATGATGAAGCACCATCTGGTGTACATAAAAAAGGACATTTTTCAGAAACTTCTTTAGAAGAAGTAAAAAATTATTTAAAAGATTTGCCAAATTGTATTTTTCACAAAGGTTGGTTTCCAGAAACGGCAAATTTTTTAAATGACGAAACGTTTTGCTTTGTTCACTTGGATATGGATTTTTATCAAAGTACTAAACATGGAATTGATATTTTTTGGCCTAGATTAAACAAAGGTGGCGTTATGATTTTAGATGATTGGGAATGGTATGCGTGTCCTGGTGTAAAACAAGCTGCATTAGAGTTTTTTAATGAAAACATCCCTCACACCAAAACTATTGAAGCTAGTGGTGGCACATGTGCCATAATTAAACACTAATTCATATTAATATATTTTTATGGCATTAAAATTAAAAGAACAAAACCCACAACCTAGTTATACTGGAAATAATTTGGTTTTTGAATATCGTCCGATGAAAACAGGTATTCCCAACCCTCCGAAAGGATTACCAATTGGAGCACCAGAATATAGCCACGTTGCGTTCAATGCCGTACATGTTCCGCAACCTCCTCCAGTAGAAATGCCAGAAACAAAGCTTCCTAGAGCATTAAACTATTATGCTGATTATGGTGGTTGCGGTTTCTGGAGAATGATTTGGCCAGAATTTGTTTTAAATGGCTATCAAAAAATGTGCATCAGCGGCTTAACAGCAATGGTATTAGATTTGAGATTTTACCAAGGGTTAAAAGCTATTAGAATGCAAAGACAAGCTACCCCAATTCAAAAGCAATTCATTGCAGAACTTAAAAAAGCAAGCCCTCAAATGGGATTTAAATTACTATATGAAGTCGATGATATCGTCTTCAAAGACGACATTCCCGATTACAATCGTTGCAAAGATGCATTCGTCCAACAAGAAATTATAGATAGTATTTTAGAAATCATTAACATGTGTGACGAAATGACAGTCACATGTAAATTCATGAAAGAATATTACCAAGAAAAAACTGGTAATAAAAAAATCACAGTCATACCAAACTATCCTCCAAAATTCTGGCTTGATAGATTTTATGATAGAGAACGTATTATTAAACTTTTTGAAAAAAACAAAAAAAGACCGAGAATTTTGTATTCTGGTTCTGGGACGCACATCGATGTTTTGAATAGAACTGGTCTTAACGACGATTTTAAACATGTAACCGATGCTATCATTAAAGCTCGTAAAAAATTTAAATTTGTATGGAAAGGTTGCTATCCATTAGTTCTTAAACCCTATATTGATAATGGTGAAATGGAATATATTGATTGGTCCCCATTACCAGATTATCCTAAAGGATTATCTGATACTAAATGTAACGTTGCTTTTGCTTCTCTACAAAACAATACATTTAATAAATCAAAGAGTAACATTAAAATGGTAGAAGCGGGTGGTATAGGTCTTCCTGGTGCATACCAAGACATATGTACATACGAAGAAGCAGATTATAAATTTGATTCTGGTAGTGATTTAATTGATCAATTAGAACATATCACATCCGACTTTGACCGTTACATGAGAGCATCTGATAATGCCAGAAAATTTACCGAAAATCTTTGGTTAGAAGATCATATCAGTGAATACGAAGCGTTGTATAATACAGATTGGGGGTCTGCTGCTAGAAAAGCGATGGCACCAAATTTAATTAAAAACAATCCAGACCAAGACACTCCTTGATTTATTTCTTAAAATAGTGTAATATTTCTATATGGGTTATAGAAATATCTATTATGATATTAAAACATCAAATGTCCATCTTTGGACTTGGGATGATGTTGGAGAAAGAACAGAAAGAATTATCCCATTTGAGCCTTTTTTGTATCTTGAATCTGAAAAAGGCAATGATGCAACATCAATTTTTAATACGCCTTTAAAGAAAAAATCTTTTAAAACACAATTTGATAGAAATAGATTTGTTAAAGATACACCCATTAATCGATTGTTCTATAATCTTAATGTCGAACAACAGTTTTTATTAGAATATTTTAAAGACAAAATTGATGATTCAAATTTTGGACAAAACCCACTCAAAATTTTTTATTTGGATATTGAAACCTATGCGACAGACCATTTTGCTACACCAGAATCGGCAACAGACCCAGTAAACCTTATAACAATATATGATTCTTTAAGCGAAAAATATTATACATGGGGTACAAAGGATTTTTATACACAAGATGAATCAATAGTATACATCAAATGTAGGAACGAGAAAGATTTGCTTAAATCTTTTGTAAAATTTTGGAAAAGCGATCCACCAGACCTTGTTACGGGTTGGAATGTTCATGGTTACGACATTCCCTATATCATGAATCGTCTTAGTAATTTATTCGAAGACGATTATAACAAAAATTTATCTCCAGTTAATCATATCTACTATAGAGAGAATGTAGCAGTGAACAAGCTAGGTAGAGCAATCAACAGATGGAGTATATACGGTATAAGCATTTTGGATTATATGGAGCTTTATGAGACTCTTTGTGGCGGAAAAAGAGAATCAATGTCTTTAAATTATATAGCAGAGTATGAATTGAACGAGTCTAAAATTGCTATCGAAACAACATCGTTATCAACACTGGCTGATACGGATTGGTATAAGTTTGTTGAGTATAACATTCAAGATGTTCGTCTTTTAATTAAACTTGAAAAAAAGTTAAAATATTTAAAGCTTGTTCGAAATCTATCATATAGAGGATTTATTCCTTTAGAGAAATCTATGGGTAAGGTTTCTATGATTACTGGTGCTGTTGCTTATCAAGCATTAAAGCAAAATTTAATCATACCAACTTTTAATACTAAAAACGAAAAAAAGAATTTTGCGGGTGGTTATGTTTATGAACCCATTCCTGGTCTTTATGAAGATTTGATAACATATGATGCTAATAGTCTTTATCCAAATACCATCATAACTTTAAATATTTCACCTGAAACTAAAATTGGAAAAATTTTAGAATTGGGTGAAAAAGAAATCGAAATACGTTTGACAAACAATAAAGTTGTAAAACTCAGCCATGAAAAATTTAAAACTTTGATAAAAGAGGAAAAACTTTCTATTACTAAAGCTAATATTTTATATACTCAAAAGTTTAAAGGAATTATACCAAATCTAATTGATCGACTTTATAATGAAAGAGTATCAGCTAAAAATAAAATGTTAGAAGCCAAAAAATTAATTCGAAAGACTAAAGATGAAAAAGAAATTAAAAAATTAGAAGAATCTATCAATGATAATGATACTCTTTCTAATGTGTACAAAACATTTTTGAATTCTATTTATGGTATTTTTTCTCAAGAATATTCACCATTGTTTGATATCGATCACGCAAAAAGCATCACCTTAACTGGACAAGCTGTTGCCAAAATGGGAGCAACAATAGTCCACAATTATATTTTATCACAAGGATTCGATTGCAAAAAAGAAGAAATTTGCGTGTACTCAGATACAGACAGTGTTTATTTTTGTTTTAAAAAGTATTTTGATTTTAAAAACATAAAATTGGTTAATGAAAAAAATCAGATAACAGAAGAAGCAAAAAAAGAAATTGAAAATATTGGTAGCTATTTAAACGATGAAATTAATTTGTGGGCTAATAAAGAGTTAAATTCAACTGATCCCAGATACTTTTTTAAAAGAGAAAAAATTTGCGATGTTGCTCTCCTTCAAAAGAAAAAATATTATATTTTACATATTCTCGATAAAGAAGGTGTTAAAACAAATGAATTTGAATATAAAGGAATGGAAGTAGCAAAGGCTATGCATTCTAAAGAAGTGAAAGACTTGATTAAAGAGGTAATTGAAACTGCGATTATGTCCAAGGAGAGAAAAACTGCAACTAGTCTTTTTCAAAAAGGATTTGAAAGATTTTGTAAAATGTCTGTTGAGGAAATTGCTTTAAGAAAAAAAGTAAACAATTATAGCAAATATGCTGACATGGCTGATAAAGATGGAAATTTTGGTAAAGGTACACCCAACCACGTTAAAAGCTCAATTAACTTTAATGATGCTTTGATAAAACTAGATTTAAACAAAAAATATCCACGAATTAACAGTGGAGCAAAAATTAAAACTTTTTACTGTTCTAAAAATAAATTTGGATATGAAACAATGGGGTTTCTTAATTCTTATCCAAAAGAATTGATACAATACGTTAAACCAGACTACAAACTTATGTTTGAAAAAAACGTTACACCAATAATTTCAAGAATTTTTCAAGTAATTGGATGGCCTACTCCAGCAGTAGGTTGTGAAGAAGCAACAGACTTGATTGAACTACTTTCTAAATCAAATATATGAATACAAAACTAATAGCTATAACAAATCCATTAATTACTGGAATTAGTAATCCCGAAGAATTAATCACATATTGTGCTAGAGTAAGCAACCCATCTAACCAATTAAACATGGAAAGCGCACCAAAACTTTTGAATTATCTGATTAAACATAAACATTGGAGTCCATTTGAAATGGTTCATGCTACAATAGAAATTCAAACAACGAGAGCGATTGCTGCTCAAATTTTGAGACATCGTAGTTTTTCTTTTCAAGAATTTAGTCAACGTTATTCCGCAGCAACTGATTTAGAACATTTCGAATTAAGAAAACAAGGAAAAACAAATCGCCAAGTTGGAGACGAACCTGTTGATATTTCAGAATATATAGATCTGTCAGAAGAAATTGATTCGATACAGCACCAAAGTTTAAGTTTGTATAACAAACTTATTAATAGAGGAATAGCTAAAGAATGTGCCAGAATGGTATTACCACTTAACACAAAAACCACATTATATATGTCGGGTTCTATTAGATCTTGGATTCATTATATTGATTTAAGAGCTACGCAAGACACACAAAAAGAACATCGTGAAATCGCATTAGAAATAAAAAACATTTTTAAATCAAAATTTCCAAATGTTTCTGATGCTTTAAATTGGTAAAAATACTTGATTATTTTTCAAACAATGCTATATTATTATATATGAATAACGAAAACAACCAATTGACAATTATTTTAGATACTCTCGGAAGAACTGTGTTAGGACAACACAACAAAGAAAAAAGTACCAGTGATATTACAGCGATTACAAATCCAGTAATCTTACATGTTGTAGACGCAGGTGGTGGAAAAATGTCAATTCAATTATTGCCAATCTTTTTTAGAGAATTTCTTGCCGATAAAACGGGAGATGTTACGTTCTTCTATAAAAATAGCGTTATTACGTCTAACGACATTGACGCAATCGATTTCAGACTACAAGCACAATACAGTCAAATGTTTAACAAACAAAATCAGTTTGTTACGCCACAAGCTCAAGCTGCCCCACAACAAGCAGCACCAGCACAACCTCATAGCGTAGTGAACCTTTTTGACGAATAATTATGCCTAAAAGAAAAGTTGAAAACGAAGCTGATTTTGGTTCAGCAGATATTAATGATGCATTCAAAATATTGGATGAATTAAATCCAGATGCTGCTTTTTTAGACGAAAACAGTCTATCAACAGTAACCGATTGGATTGATACTGGTTGTATGGCACTTAATGCCATTATATCTGGATCTTTATACGGCGGAATTCCTGTTGGTAGAATAACGGGATTTGCAGGACCACAAGCATGTGGTAAAACATTAATGGTCAACAAAATAATGGCAAATGCCCAAAAAAAGGGTATGCACGTTGTTTATTTTGATACTGAAAATGCTCTAGATAAAGATACAGCCGAAAATTTGGGATGCGATTCATCTAAAATTAAACATTGTCCAATCGAAATTATCGAAGATTGCAGAAATCAAATGGTAAAATTTTTAAAAACTGTTGTCGAAAAAGGACTTCAAGGAAAAGTAATCATCGCAATCGATTCTTTAGGTAATTTAATTTCTACAAGAGAAGCTAAAGTTATTGAAGATGGAAAAGATTCAGCAGACATGGGAGCAAGAGCCGTTTCTTTAAAAAGTATGCTCAGAGCAATTACACATGCTGCTGCAAAGGCAAATACGCCAATTGTTTTTACAAATCACACGTATGATAATCCTGGTGCTCTGTATCCAACTTTGGTAAAAAGTCAATCGGGAGGATCAGGACCGTTATACATGTCTTCGGTTTTAGTTCAAATGGCAACAAAACAAGAAAGAGTTAGTAGATCTGATAACAAAAATGCAACAGACGATACAACTCCGCTTTCTAAAGATATTAATGGTTTAACAATGAGGGCACTGACTACTAAAAATAGATTCGTTCCCCCATTTTTAGAATGTGAAATGTATTTGAATTTCAAATCTGGTATATCCAAATATTCTGGACTATTGGAAATGGCAGAGGGTTATGGAATCCTAACTAAACAAGGACACCGACATGTTTTAGGTGATGATATTTTAGGATTTTATAAAGATTGGAAAGATAATGATGAAGTTTG